TCTCTTTATCAATCAATCCTTGAAGGTAGTGCAGCCGCTGCCAAGATTATTTTCTTGGTCAATCCCAACGGAACTACACGTCCAAGAACCCTGTCGTCAGCAGCGAATGGTGCAATCGTTCAAGGTAATGCAGCTGATGTCACTGTCATTCAAAGTCAGAAAGGACAGGACTTACAGATAGCTAGCAACCTGGCTGACAGGATCGAAGGCCGATTGCAGTTTGCCTTCCTTCTCAATACAGCAGTACAACGACCAGGGGAGAGGGTAACAGCAGAAGAAATTCGTTATATGGCTCAAGAGTTAGAAGCCTCCATTGGTGGGTTGTATTCCATCCTGACTCAGGAACTACAACTACCTCTAGTTAGAAGGTTGATGTACATCCTTCAACGCAAAGGCAAGCTACCTACCTTCCCTGTCTCAGAAGAAACAGGAGAGCCATTGGTTGCACCTAAACCAGTAACAGGATTAGAAGCAATAGGTAGAGGAGATGACATGAATAAGCTGACAGAATTTATTGCGATTGCTCAACAGTCTTTAGGCCCAGAGGTGATGGCGCAATACTTGAACATGGAAGAAGCCCTACGTAGACTGGCTGCGAGTGCTTCTATTGACACCACTAACCTGGTTAAAACACCAGATCAATTACAACAGGAGGCTCAAGCTGCACAAGAAGCGCAGCAAAATCAACAGATGCAGCAACAGATTTCAGACATTATGAAATCACCAGCCGCTGCACAAATTGCTAAAAACTACACCGAGAAAGGATCAACTTATGGCCCCCAATTCCCAGAAGGAACTAACCCCGGAGATCCAGCCGCCATCGCCAACGTCCTCCCCGACGCCGACGCCGCCCAAGAAGGACTCCCCAGTGGAGGAATCCCCGCAGGTTAAAGAGTTACCAGCTATCACATCCGAAAAACCTAAGAAGAAAGCTAAGGCTCCTAACCCTCCGCAAGTTATTAAGGACAGCCCTAATCACATCACCATTAAATAAACAGACCCATGCCTGAAGCAATCACCATCAAAGAGGAAGTCACTCCAGCTCTCTCGCTCGAAGATCAAGCGTCACTCCAAGAATCTGAACAAACTGAAACCCAAGACTCTGAACTCCTCGCTGGTAAATACAAATCAGTTGAGGATTTAGAGAAGGGATACCAAGAACTCCAGCAAAAACTAAGTAAAGGTGAACCTGCTGAAGAGTCTGAAGTCAGTGAGTCAGAAGGAGAGACGACTGAAGCTAGTGCCACTGAACTTTATGGGGACTTCATTGGTGGTCGGTTCGAAGAGAATGGAATCGACTTCCAAGATATGAATACTCGCTGGCAACAGTCAGGTGAGTTAACAACTGAAGACTATGGAGAACTAGAAGGAGCTGGCTTCACCCGTGAAATGGTTGATGCTTATCTGTCTGGTGTTCAGTTCAAAGCTACGCAAGACAGTGAACTTGCAGCCAAAGAAGTTCTTACTTTAAAGAATGAATTTGGTGGAGAGAAAGCTTATTCAGAAATGATCGAATGGGCAGGTGCAAACCTAAGTGAAGGAGAAGTGACAGCCTTCAACAATATGATTAAGACCTCCAACATGGATCAATTAAGGATTGCTCTTACTGGATTGCAGTCGAAGTACAACGCTACTGCTAATCGTGAACCAAACTTAATTGGAGGCAAAGCACCTAAAGGGCCAAGAGATAAATTTGAATCAACTGCACAGGTTGTTGCAGCAATGAATGATCCTCTTTATCAAACTGATTCTGCTTACAGAAAGAAAGTAGAAGGCAAGCTTGCTAGATCAAATGTTATGTAGGAGCTATTATCTAATTACCTAGACCTGTCACTGAAACTCTGGCCCGTTGCGACGGACACCCTAAGTGGAAGGAAGCGAGGTCAGGAACTCTCCTTCTTTCTAGGTTTTAATTTATGGCCAACATGACCGTTTCCAGGCTCGGCCTGGTAAACGCAACTGGTTCTTCTTATGATGCCTTGTTCCTCAAGGTCTTCAGTGGAGAGGTACTATCTGCGTTTCGTAAAGCTACGGTGTTCGAGAACTTACATACCGTAAGAACTATTGCATCAGGCAAATCCGCACAGTTCCCACTGATCGGACTCAGTTCAACTGCTTATCACACTCCAGGAACACAGCTGGTTGGTAATGCGATTAAGCACGCCGAAGTCACAGTGAACATTGACGACAAACTTGTCAGTCAAGTGTTCGTTGCAGACATCGACGAAGCTAAGAATCATTACGACGTTAGATCTCAGTACTCAGTTGAGATGGGCAATGCCCTTGCTTATACGTTCGACCAGAACGTAGCTGCAACTATTGCTCAAGCTGCACGTACTAGCACTAACGCTAATACTGACCTTCCAGGTGGTACTCGTATCAAGATTGTTGCTGCAAACAAAGCAGCTGTAACAGGTGCAAACCTTGTTACTGCTATGTGGTCAGCGGCAGAACAGATGGACATTAACAATGTTCCAGCTGAGGGACGTACCCTCGTCTTAGGCCCAACAGAGTATTACAAGTTGGCTCAAACCACTGATGTTCTCAACAGAGACTGGGGTGGATCTGGAGCATATGCAGATGGAACAGTCTTGAAGGTTGCTGGCATCAGCATCGTCAAGTCCAACCATCTACCAACTACAAACAGGTCAGCCGTAACAGGTGAGAACAACACCTATCACGCTAACTACACAGATAACGTTGGTCTTGTCTTTAACAAGCAAGCCGTTGGTACTGTGAAGTTAATGGATCTGAAGATGGAACAAACAGGATCTGATGTTCATGCCTTATACCAAGGCACATTCATGGTCGGTTCCATGGCTCACGGTACAGGCGTTCTTCGTCCTGACTGTGCAATCGAGATCTACTGGGCAACTAGCTGATCGTTACATTGGGGGTCTAACGGCCCCCTCTTTTACTTTGAGATTCTTATGGCCCTTGCACGTACTACCGAATTAGAAGCTACCAATCGAGTGTTGCAAATGATAGGAGAAGCTCCTGTCAACAGTCTTAGCAGTACGTTTGGCTTGGCAAAACAGGCAAACGATATGTTGAAAGCAGTCAGTAGAACAGTTCAATCAGAAGGCTGGTCGTTTAATACAGACTTCGAAGCAACACTGGCTCGCAATAGCAGTAATGAAATCTTGATCAACCCAAGTGTTAGCCGTGTTGTAGTAGATCAACAGCTTTACCCTGACTACGACGTAACACAAAGAGGGAGCAAGTTATATGACAGGAAGAATCAAACCTTTGCTTTTACTCAGGACTTAAAAGGAGACATCACATACATGTTTGACTGGGATGATCTACCTGAACATGCCCATCAATACATAATGATTAGATCAGGAAGACAACTGCAAGATTCAATCCTGGGTAGTGCAGATCTAACTAAGATCAACATCACTCAAGAACAGGAAGCACGAGCTCAATTCTTAGAAGAAGAAACAACTAAGAGTGAGCACAATATGTTGCGTGGCAATCCAAACCATACTGGGGTATTCCCAACATATAGACCAAGCCGTGCCGTCGTTAGGTAATCATGCCACTAGTTAGCACTTCAATCCCCAACCTTATTAATGGGGTCAGTCAACAGCCACCTGCATTAAGACTTGCTTCTCAAGCGGAGTCAGTTGTTAATTGCATGTCAAGCGCAGTCGAAGGTTTAAAGAAACGACCTCCGATGAATCACGTTGCACGATTGTTTACTGGTAGCGCAGGTAGTACTAGACCTTTCATACATGTAGTAGATAGAGATGGAACTATTCAATACTTAGTTGTAATTACTGATGGAGATTTGAAAGTATTTGATTTAGATGGAACAGCTAAGACTATTACTTTTCCAGATGGTAAAACATATTTAGATGTAGCAAATAGTGCTGATCCTTCTTCACAATTTAGAGTTGCATCTGTTGCTGACTATACCTTTATCACCAATCGTGAGAAGATAGTTGCAATGGATAGTGCTACCTCAACAGCATGGGGTACTAAATCTATGGTGTTCATTAAGGCTGCTAATTACGATACAACTTATCGTGTTACATTAGCAGGAACACAGAAGAGTTATACCACCCCAGCCGTAGGTAGCGGAACGCCTGACACTATTACAGTAGCCAGTCAATTAGCCTCTCAACTTAATACAATTTCTGGCTATACAGTAACAGCTAGTGATTATATTATTCGCATCACTAAAGATGATGGTGCTAACTACACAGTAACAAGTAGTGATACAAAAACTGGAATGGATACATCAATAATCAAAGAGACTGTATCCTCTATGGATGATCTACCTGTAATGGCAGAGCATGGATTTACAACCAAAATACAAGGAACAGTATCAACACAATTAGATGATTACTATGTGAAGTTTGAAGCTAGTGCAGGTAGTGGATTCGGCGGTGGTATATGGAGAGAAACAGTAGGGCCAGGAATTGTATATAAGTTTGACGCAGCAACCATGCCGCATGCGTTGATTCGTAATGCGAATGGAACTTTTACTTTTCAAAAATTTGATTGGTCAGGACGTGTAGCAGGTGACGCAGTTACAGCAGTACAGCCAAGCTTTGTTGGCAGCACAATTCAAAACCTGAACCTATTCAGAAACAGACTTGTCTTCCTAGCAGATGAAAGCGTAATCCTTTCAGCAGCTAATAGTTATGACAGGTTCTGGCCTGAGACAGTACAAACAACAGTTGATAGTGATCCCATCGACCTGAGCACAGGTGGTACTGAGATCAACTTCCTTGTATCTAGTGCCTCCTTTGCTAATACTCTTCTTCTCTTCAGTACGCATGGTCAGTTCAGACTAGATAGTGGAACCAGTGTTGGTAATCCCTTAACACCAAAGACAGCAAACATTACTTCTATTACTACCTTTGACATGGATAGCAGGACAGACCCTGTTGCTGTTGGTAGAAACATTTACTTCCCTGTTCCTAAAGGAGACTTCACTGGACTACGTGAATTCTTTCTGCCTGATAACACGGGATCAGTTCCTATCTCAGAAGAAGTAACAGCTTCTGTTCCAAGATTCATTCCTAAAAATCTCACCAATCTCATCACGTCTGTATCTGAAGATGTGATTGCTGGCATTAGTAAGGATGAACCTAAAAGAATTTACTTCTATAAGTTCTTCTTTGAGGATGACACTAAGCTTCAATCCGCTTGGTCGTATTGGGAAGCGAAAGGAAGTAAGTCAATTCTTGGTGCTGCAATTATTGATAGTGACATGTATGTCGTTGTTGAATATTCTGATGGTGTTTACTTAGAACATATTATTTTACGACCAGAAAACATCGACCCGAATACAACGATAGAACTGTTACTAGATAGAAAGATCACAGAAGCCAGCTGTTCTCTCAGTGTTAGTAACCCTGGAGGATTAGGAGTAACAACAACAGTTACCCTTCCTTATCCGATGGCTACAACAGGAACAATGGCAGTTGTTGGGAGGTTCGACATTACAAATAACAATGCAAACAACACTATGAAACATGGTGAAGTCGTCATGCCAACTAGTGAAACGTTGACAGGTGGTTCTAGCAGTAATGGAACAATGGTTGTTAAAGGAGACCTGACTAATGCCAAGTTTTATGTGGGTGAGTTATATGACATGAACTATGAGTTCAGTACTCCTTACTTAAAAGAACAACCAGCTGGCGGTGGTATGGCTGTAGCAGCTGGGCCTAAATTACAAATGAGAACATGGACTGTTGTCTTCGATGAGACTTCTGCCTTCGAATTAAAAGTTACCCCGATGGGTAGGGACATACAGACTTATCCATATAACGGAATCACTGTTGGACAAAGTCCACCATTGATTGGTAATCCAGGAGTAGGTACAGGAAACTTCCGTGTTCCTGTGATGGCTAGCAATACAGATACTAAAGTAGAACTATTCAGTAACAGCCCTTTACCTTGTCGCTTTCAGTCCGCAGAATGGGAGGGATGGTTACACAGCAGAACGTCACGCATGTAAGACCAACAATCCTTAGTGACGTAAGTATCGTCGCAGATGGATTGAGGGCAGCGGATACAGCAGAAGTACAGGCTCAGTCTGGGGCTACACCTAGAGAGGGTTTACTGTTCTGTTACTTCATGTCAAAGCCTTGCATGACTTTGATTAGCAGACATGGAAAGCCAATAGCAATGTGGGGAGTAGTGCCTAATGAGTTGGGATCTGGTCGTATCTGGTTGTTAGGTCATCAATCAATGTTCGAAGATCCATGCGATAAGGGCTACTTTCTGCGAGAATCGAAAATACAATTAACTAAATTGTACGAACAGTATTCTGTTTTGTTCAACGAAGTTGATGCAAGGAACAAAGTTCACATCCGTTGGCTTCAGTGGATGGGTTTCACTTTTATTCAAAAGCATCCACAATGGGGGCCAGAGGGCCGTCTCTTCTATGAGTTCGTAAGGATCTAAACATGTGCAGTGTAACCGCAGTTGTAATTGGAGTTATCTCAGGGGGACTCCAGATTGCCCAGCAATATCAGCAAGTTGCTGCACAGAATAGACAGATAGAACATGCGAATGCACAGGCAGATCAGAACTTTGCGTTCCAGCAATTACAGGCTCAGTCAAGTAGGACACATGAGAATCAGAAGAAGTTATTACAAGATGACATGATGTTGCAGACACGGTTCTTTGCCGATGGTGCCCACGAAAACAATATTGCAATCCTTAATACACAACTACTACAAGAACAAGCAGCGACAGCGGCTAAGAAAAGAAAAGCAAATCGTACAGCCTTAGAATTAATGGGAGAAGTTAGATCGGCTGGGCGTGTAGGAAATACAGTTGGTACTTTGCTCGCTGATTATCGACGACAAAAAGAATTTTTTGATTACAACTCTTCTCGAAATCTTGCCTTTGTTGGAGCTCAGAATGTTCAACGACGACTTGCTTCTCAGGTAGAGAGAGGTAGTCACATAGCAAGTCAACAGCCATACTTGAAACGAACGATATTAGATCCTGTCAAACCATTGCATGCACCGAAGATGAAAGGGCCAGGAGTTATTGGGTGGATGTCAGCCGCAGCGAGTGGAGCATCAGCTGGTTTTGGTGCTCATAGTTCTATAACATCAGGTGGCTACACAACCAATCAATCACTTGGCGTAACTGGTGGCAAGAAAAACATCTTTGGTTACTACAAACGAGCCCCCGCTTAAATGGCACAATCATCTACTAAACGCCTATCTGGTGGCTCGAACCTTGGTATTACTAGAGGTTCAACTTCCCGTGGTGCAGGTCTGAGTGGTTCTGGATCTTCTGGTGGAGCTCTTGCTCAACGAAAGATTGAGACACCTGACTTAGTACCTCAAGCAAGATCATTAGATTTCTATGGAAGAGGAGGAGTTCCCAATGCTCCAGAATCAACATATATTTTCAACCCTCCTCCATTACCTGACTCAACAGCAGCGAAGAATGCAGATCTTCTAGCTAAATCACTTGGTTCTCTTAACTCTAATTTATTGGGGTTAGTTAAAGATTGGTCTGGCAATGAGAAAGTTTTAAATGAAGAAGCTCAGAAAGAAGCAGATCAAGTAGCCCAAAGTCTTTTACTTAGTGGAGGTAATGTATTAGGCCCAATCGATAAATTAAGAGATGCCTCTCAAAAGATTTATACAGACACATCTGGTAAATATAAGAATGACGAGAAAGAACATGCCAAACATAGATATGAACTTCTTAGAAACTTAGACCCTCGTACTAATGATTATTTAGAAAACGCTATTCAATATCAGAATGGATTAAATATAGTAGCAGGACTACCTGCCTTTGTTGAAAACTCTAAGCTAGAAGATGGAAGTCAATTTATTGTCAATCCAAATGGAGAGGATGGTCAACCAAGCGCCTTAGACATATTAATCAATGACAAGTTATCTTCAAAGATAACAGATGCTAATGCACTGGCACGACTAAGACCTCAGATTGTTTCACAGACAGCAAATATAAAAGCAAGGATGTCAACCTTGTATTCAAAACAACAAGATGAAAAGAATAAAGATGCTGCCAACTTAGAACTAGATTCTACAGTTCAGTCTGGTACATTTACAACGGTTGACGGGACTACTGTCACGGTAGATGGTTCAGGTGTTGCACTGACCATGAGCTTAGATGGTAATAAGATATGGGGAATGAGTCTCGAAGGAGTTACTGACTTTGAGAATAAACTAATAAACAAAGTTGTATCTTCATTCCTTACAAAAGTAAAAGACGATCCAGCAAACTACCTTAAGCATCAGGAAGTATTAGCAAATGAATTAGCTAACGTCAGAGTTGGCCCTAGAGAACAGGGAGAGAACCGTCCTTATCTTTACCAAAAGCTTGGCATTTCTAAGGAGCAATTAAAGCAGCAATTCATCAATGAATCCAATGCACAAAATGTTTCGTTATCTAATGCGAAAAGGCAAACAAATGTTCTTATTGGTAGGGACTCACAAGACAAAGAAAACAATGCTCAACTATTAATCTGGCAAGATTCAGATGAAGACACAGAGGGCAATCAACCTTTCACTTATACAGATCCAAATTCAGGTAGACAAGTCAACTCAAGCATTAATGTTCTAGGTGCAAGGACTTGGATACAAGAGAAGAGAAAGGAGATCAATCAAAGTTCAGCCAGCGCACAAGTTAAACATGCAAGACATGAATCTCTAAATACTTTAGAAGGACAGATTAACGATCAAATAGAAACCAATCGAATTGATATTAAGATCCAAATTGAAAATGATTTAGATAATGAGACGACTAATCCAAGAATGTTAAGAGCACAAATTAAGTATCTACGGAAAATAGGAGTCCTCGATGAAACAACATACACATCTCTAGATAGTCAGATTGATGGGATTATAAAAACTAAAGACACAAAAGTATCAACAGCGCAAGATACCGCCGAGACAAGGGTAATTGGTGTCCTGGAAAAATTTACTCTTGGTACTGGAGAAGGGTTTGATCCTAGCGATGAAAGGATTAGCGGCCAAGAGTCAGAAAGAATTTCGACTTTACTTCTTTCAACGAGAAGACAATCAAGATTAATAATGGCTGATCCCAAAAAGGATGAAGCACAAAAGATTCAAGAGATTAATGAGTTATATAAAAACTTAGAGGCTGATCTTATTGCAATTAACAGGCAGAGAGAAACAGCAGCGAAGACTTTTGATGAGAGGGCAGCACGAGAACTAGGTACTGTTGGATATAAAGATCAAATTAACGGATCGAACGTACAACCAAGTAGCACAACAGGAACCCAGAATACCCAAGGAGGCACAACAACCACAGGAGATACAACGGGAGATACGGAAGAAACATCAGTAGAAACCACAGAGTCTCGATTAGCAACTCTAAGAAATCAATTAATAGAGGTTCAGTCAACTCCTCATTCTGGAGGTCAGTCAGGACGAGGACAAAAACGAGCTGCAATTAAAAATATAAATAAAGAAATCGAGGTACTTGAAGCACAATTAAAAGAAGAACAGAATCCATCTTTAACCACACAAAAGTATTGGCAAGGTGAAGAGGTGAATACTCATTTTGATAGTAGAGGCCAAACATCCGTCGCTCCTGTCATCACTCTTCCTTCAAACAGAAGAGAACGGAATACTATTCTTAATACTGCGAAGAAACAAGCTGTAGCAGAAGCAGACGGAAGATTTGGTAATAATCTAACTGAAAGAGTAAGTAACACTCTTGGTAAAAAAGAATGGATAGAAAGACGTACAAATGAAATTGTTTATCAACTACTAAACCCAGAAGCTCCTGATATTAGAGGAACACTTGTAACAGTTCAGGGTAATAAGTCTGAAAAATTTGGTGTTACTCCTACCGAAGTACTTGAAAATTTAACAGGCAATCAATCAATTAGAGCAAAAAGGAGAGGGAATCGAGCGGCCAATGAAGAACTAGCTTATGAATCGCAAACTGTTCCTTTATATGAAACATATGTATTTGCAGAACAAATGAATGCGTTAGAGAATGGAGCCAATTGGGTTCCCTATGCAGGTGATACCAATCTTCTTCTACAGAAGATGAAAGTTGAACCAATGACATTCTTTGAAAATCAATATCAAGCTCACTTTGGTCAACCAATGCCTGCTGGATTAAAAGCAAGAATCACTAAAACCTTAATGAATGGAACATTCAAAGGATGGAGTGGTAAAGGTCAACCCTTCTATAGAAAAGATTTCACTGGAGATAACAAACAAGCTTCATCAATATTAGATCAAGGAACTTTAATCGCTGGAGATCTACAACCTGGAATGTTAGGCAGTGAAAAAAAAGATCTAGAAACCAAAATGCTTGAGGTGATTCATCTTGGTGAATCGACGGTGGATGTAACGGGTGGAGGATATGAAGCATTTAATCAAGGGGGTGCAAACGAAGGCGAAACAGTTCTTGGCTTTAGTGGAACGTATGGAGATCATCCTGCAAATAAAGGGAAGAAGTTAGTAGATCTAACAATTCAAGAAATATTGGATATACAGGATAGTGGATATAACACTGAGCTATATCCTTTCAACACTGAAGGAACTAAGAGATGGCACGATTCAGGCGGTATTCATGCAGCAGGAAGATATCAATTTACAAGAGTAGGTTTAAGAGAAGCAATGAAACGTGCAGGTATTAAGCCAACAGAGAAATTCACTCCTGCAATTCAAGACAGATTAGCAATCGTTTTATTAACAGAACTAGGCCCAAACCAATGGACAAGCATGAAAGGAAATAAAGAACTGATAAAACTTCTTGAACAATACAAGAAGCCTGAGACCGAAGAATCCAGTACCATTAGTCCAGCAACAGGTCTTGCATAAATGGGATTAACTCTTGTCGACAAAGAAGATGGTACTCAAGGATATGAATACTTGGAAGAAGACGAAGAGCTTCAGCTAACACCATCTACCAATAAATTTGGCGATCTTCTTTCAGGCGCTCAAAGTGGTCTTTCTGAAGTCTTATCAGCTGATACAGATGACAACCTTGTTGAAGGAACTTTAAAAACTGGTGGTCGTCTTCTTCAAAATGCAGTAGTAGGCGGAGTCCAAGAACTTAGCGATACTGTCCGAGATTTAGGTGAATGGAGTGGAATAGCACCAGAAGGAACAGGTACAACAAGAGAAGAACAAGATAAGCCCATCATTGGCTTTGGTGAATGGAAGCCTGTTAAAGCTGATAACGAACAGGCATATCTAAGAGGTGTCGAAGATTTCAGTACAGGCGTTGTTCAGTTTGCTTTGGAATGGGTAGCACTATCGAAGGTTTTAAGAGGTGCTAACTGGATGTTGCAAGGGAGCAAAATTCCTGCCCTAGCCAAGACAGGACAAACTCTCTCGAAAATTAGTCAATTTGAAAAGACAGTACAGACTGGAGCTGCAGTAAAGTCAGCTGCTTTCTTAACCAGAGCTGGAGCCCCAAGAGGCACTGCAGCTTTACTGGCTAATAAAGCTATCGCTCCTCTAACTGGAGCTGCTTATAACGCAACTGTTAATCCGAAAGGCATGGCGATTGATTTCGCTGGTTTTAACCAGTGGGATGGTCGATTAATGGATTTGGCTGCCAATAGTGAATGGTTTGGTTGGGTCGCAAATCTTCCTGGTGCACAAGCTTTAATTACTAACCCTGACGACACAGCGATGGAAGGTCGCTTTAAAAATATTATTGAAGGATGGGCTATCGACTTTAATCTTGGAGGTTTAATCAAAGGTTGGAAAGCAAGACCTACTGATAATGCACGTTTAATTATTGAAGTTACTAAAGGTAAAGGTTATGCCCAGCAATTAACTGAAGCTATAACTAAGTTCGGAGAAAATAGTGTAGAAGCTACTGCAATTAGAGAGAAGATTGCAGCGACAGGAGAGAAGATTGCTAACAATCCCATTATCCAACAAGTACAAAAGCAAGAAGGGCCAATCAAAGTTGAGCCTGGTGCTACTAGTGAAATATATCCAGAAGGAACACCTTTACCAAAAGATGCTGATTCTTTCACTGGTGTAGATGAAGCAGCTTTTAACAAATCAATGGCTCATTTGCCAGTTGAACAGAGAGCCAAAATACTTGCAGCAATCAGAGCTAAACAAGGAAGGAATGTAAAAGAGTTATGGCCTTTTGGAAAAAGTCCTGAAGTCGATCCAACAGAGATGGCTGAAATAAGAAAAGGAAATATACAGCTAACACCTCAAGTAAGACAAAGTTTAGAAGCTTATAGAAAAGCATCAATGGATGAATTCCCTGGTGTTAAAGAACAATATGAAGCACTTGAAAACGTAGGAAAAGAACCTCCTAAACCTGCAAAAGGTCAATTCTATGAAGTTGTTGATGGAAAGAAACGACAAACAGCTGCTGCTAAAAAATGGAATAAATGGAATAGAGAAAGAAAGAAAATAGAAGGATGGAACGAAGCTGATAATCAAGCAATGAGTCCTGCAATGAGAGAGGACTTTATTCAGTGGCAGGAATTAGATCAAAGACTTGCTGAATTAATTTCACAACCAGATGGAACTTGGTTCTCTTCAATGGAACCATCTTTCGCTAGAGCATTAGGTGAAGAATTTGTTGAACCTAATCCTCAGATAATGCAAGCAATAATGCAAACAGATCAAATTATAGAAAACGCATTACCTGATCTAGGTGGTAATGCTCCATTAAAATCATTCGAAACTAATACTAAAAGAGTCGAATTAGGGAAAGGAATGGAAGGTTTGCGTGGTGTTGAATACTTGAAGAAACGTATTCGAAATGCAAAAAATGTTCATAAAGATGATCTTCAAGATGTAATTGCTTTTCTCGATTTATTAGATGAAAGTTATTTCAAAGATGTTTCTTTCGACAGAGTACGAAGAACTGGTGCTAATCCAACGATGGGTGGGAGAGTTGCTGAAGATTGGAATAAAAGAGGCCCAATGGGTCAGTTTGATTTCACTACAAAAGTAGTTCAAATTAGAACTGACATCATAGAAAGTTCAGAATTAACTAGAACAATGGTGCATGAATTATGGCACTCATTATCTAGATTCCTTCCTAATAAATCTCTATCTAAATTAAAGAAAGAATTCATTAGAGAGAAGAAAAAATATATTAAAAGTTTAGACAA